TCAGAGAGACTGGCTCAGGCCTCTCGGGCACCTTGAAATCACTCGACCTGGACCGCGTCTGCTGTAAGGAGCAGGCTCTCCACCCTGAACTATCGTTGAATAATTCCCAGCTTGAGCCAAAGCCCCTACCGTGAGTGCCGTGACAGAATCGCCTGGGGAGGAGATTCGATCACCCTGCAAATGCTTAGTCACCGGCCACCCGCGTCGTGGCATGTCCGTGTAGTTCCCTGCTGAGACCACAAACAAAACACCATGCTTGGCTGACAAAGCATCCAGCGCCTGGGCAAACTCGCTGAACTCCTGTTCATTGCAGCCTACTTCTGCCCCAAGCGAAAGATTCCATATCTTTACATCAGGCGTTTGGTCAACTGCATCTCTCAAACGATCAATAAGATCAGAAATGTATGACTTTGCAACCTCCAGCCCTGCTACATCAAACACTCGGCAGGGGCTCCTGGGGAATCCCGCATTCAACTGATGCCCTGCAACTACCAAACTTGCCACGGCAGTACCGTGTACGTGATCGGTATCAGGTGGAAGTACGAAGGTATTACGACCAACCACCCAAGGCTCCAGTTGTGAATGCCCCGGTGCTACGCCTGTATCAAACACCGCGACCACTGGCCATGCTTGATCCGGAGGAGCAATCGGTGTCAATGCAGGCACTCCCAAACTGATGGCACTGCCGGGATTGCTGGCGGCGATCATAGGACTGGGGTCCGCACGACGCAATCCGGGGTAGCTAAGCAGGGTGTCCAGCATTTCGTCCGTCCACTGGTCCATGTCTAGCAGCTCCAGCAATGGAGCTTGCGTGTCGTGCAACAAGTGGCGATAGCGTGCATTGACTCGCTTCAGCAAGCGTTCAATGTTCTGCCAGTTGGCCTTGGTCTTTTCCTCAGCGTTATGGTAGGAGAAGGGCTGCAGCAGCGTGCGCCCCGCATTCCGCAGACTGGCCGTGCCACCCGGATTCCGGCGCGCACGACTCCAGGGCGCGAAATGCATGATCGTGCTCAGGTTGGCCCTGGTATTCTGGGTTTCATCGCTTTCGATCAGCCTGGCCAGCTTGTCTATGCGCAGTCGATCGACACCAATCAGCATTTCGTTGAGTTTGGCATGTCCCGCCAGCAACGCCTCGCATTTCGCGGCCAGGTGCAGTGGACGATGACTTTTTGCAATGGCCTTGTCACGCAGCGTCAACACGAGCGTTGACCAAGACTCTTGATGCCGAACCAATTCATGCTCTACCGCCTGCTGGCTGCGAACCAGGGTAGCACCCAGGGTGGCACGGTAGGTGCGATCAACATCCACACCAGGCAGAACTTTCGCTCCACCTCCTGGGCTGATGTAGCTTTGCAGGTCTGCACCGTCAAACGGAATCCGAATAAATGGGTTTTCCGCGCTAGGTTTCAGGTCGCTGCGCTGGCTTGCGCTGCTTTGTCTTGGTTTTTTGGCCATCTTGTACGTCTCCCTTGATGATTCGGCTCATGGCGTGAACCGTGGTCCCGTATAAAGCGCTTAACGCGCGCAGTGAAAATTCAGACTCTGCCCAGCGCCGCAGCCACCGGACTTCCTGTTCCTTGGTACTCAGTCTTTCGCCCATCTGCAGGGCAAGTGCCAGTCCCAAGCGGCGATAGAGCTCCAGGCGCTGCACCGTGTTGGAACCGGACAAAATGGCGTTGCGCTTGGCATCCATGCAAACCTGCTCGATCAGCGCACCAGTGGCGCCGTCTGCCAGTACGGCCACACTGCGCAGATCCACGTCGGGCGCGATAAATCCTCCCAGGCAACGGGAAAACAGGGCCTCCCGCATTGCCTCATCGGGCAAGGGCATGGGTATGTGAGTCGCAAACCGTCGCCAGATGGCGGGGTCTAGCAGCTGTTCATGATTGGTGGCGGCCACCAGTACTGTGCTGTCAGGCAGAGCATCAATGTTCTGCAGCAGGGCAATGACTACTCGCTGCAACTCCCCCACATCGCGCTCGTTGCCACGCGCTCCTGCCAACGCGTCGAACTCGTCTAAGAAGAGCACGCAGGGGGTTTGCTGTGCATAGTCGAACACTTGGCGCAAGTTGCGGCTGGTCTGCCCCAGCAAGCTGCTCACCAGCGTGTCGCATCGCGTGGTCAGCAGCGGTAAACCCAAGGTGGCGGCAATCCAGCGTGCGGTTTGCGTTTTTCCTGTACCTGGTAGTCCATAAATGAGGATTCGGTTCGGGATCGCCACGCCAGCGCTTGCCAGCTGGTCGTGATGTCGAACGCCGCGCACAAAGTCATCCAGTCGTTCGGATATCGCGTCGGGCAACACCAAGTGCATCGCCTCTACGCTGGGAAGGCTGACATCCACCGTGTTGAGCCTGCTGTCGTTGTCTGCAGGCAGCTTGCCTAGGCTTACGCCTCGGCTGGCATCTTGCGCCATGGCCAGCGCCATGGGAGCGCGCGCCAAGCGCTCGCGCACCATGCGCGCCTGCGCGCGCTGACCTTCCTGCTCAAGCTTGTCGGCAAGCAAGCCAGCGTAGTTGGAAGCCATGCTGGCGTTGGCCTTGAGCGCACCGTCAAGAATTTTCAGCACTTCAGAAAGATGTTCCATGCCCACAAACTCCATTTTCTAGAAAACGTTTGATTTTATGCGGGCAATGTTCGCGTTAAGAAGGTACTTGTTTGTAGTTTTTGCGTATCTGTTTGACTCTATCGATATGCTCGCACAAGCCTGTCAGCATCCGTTGTAGTTCTTGCGCCCGCTGGGGGTGAGTGTGTAAGTGCCGCCGCGCGGGCCGGTGTAGCAAGTGCCGTCGCCGGCCTGCGAGCCGCTGGCGTAACTGCCCGACGAGGCCTGACGACTGCCGCCGGATCGACTCTTCGACGGTGCCTTGTACGAGTGGCTCGAGTAGCTGCGCTTACCGCCGCCACGGCCGCCTCTGGCCAGGACATCAGGCGAAATGGTCCCCAGCATAAAGGCCGTCAACAGCGCGGTCGTCATCAACTTCATCTGCTCTTCTCCTAGTGGTGCATCGGGATGCAGGCAGCTTGTGCGACAAGCATGAAAAAACCGCCGGTTGGCGGTTGCTTGGCATGGGGCTTGCGCTCCAGATCACCTGCAAAGTTTGCATATTGCAATGCAGTCTATCATCAAAATACGCATTGATACATGGGAACTTTCTCCGCCGGCACTCAGCTTGCTCGGACAGAACTCGCCCGCCGCCGTGCCAGAATCGAGTACAGCAGCCGGCGGCTGATGCCGAACTCCCGCATCAGCTCGGCATGGTTGCGGCCGTTGAAGCGCTGCCAGACGGCCTTGTCCCGGGCTGTGCGCTCGTCGCGCTTGGGCACGTAGCGCCCGCCGATCAGCGGGCCCAGCCGCCGCGCCATCAGCTCGGCCAGGCGCTCGACCTCCTGTCGTGTCGCCATCGGGTGAAAGACTTCGCGCAGACCTCGATCTAGGTGGCACTCGATCAAGATGCAGGTCACGTCATGGCGCAGCGTGGCGCCGTCATCAATCGCGTCGGTCAAAACTCCATCCTTCATCGTTGCGTGGGGTGTGTTTTCTGGTGGGGGCCGCGGGGGTCTCCAGCGGCTTGCGTACGATCTGCCCGTTCACGCCCTGGGTCAGGGCAATCGGCTGCGGCGCGCTGAACAGGTCTGCCGGCGGCTGCACTGCCTGCTCGATCTGCTGCCAGCGGCGGTCGGTGTGGCTGTGCAGGCCAAGGCCGAAGGCGGCGTGCAGCGCGTAGTTGCGGCAGTCCAGCACTTCGTTGCGCGGCCGGCGCTTGACCCACTTGTAGATGTCGCGGCCCTTGTGCTTGGCCAGGATGCGCTGCTCGGCGGTCAGCTGCTCGAACCACTCGCGGGTCAGTTCGCGGCTGAAGTGCACGTAGCCGGGGCCCGGCTGCTCGAGCGCCAGTTGGCCCAGCAGCAGGTCCTTGGCCGTGTCCACGCCGATGATCCAGAGCTTGACGCCGTTGGGCCATTTCTGGCCGCGCCAGTTCACTTCCTGGCTGCTGCTGGGGCCCAGCACCGGCTTGTGCTCCTCGCTCGAGCCCTTGACCGGGCGCAACGCCGGCAGGCGCGTCTGGTTCAGGCGCACCCAGTTGTAGACCGCCTGCGTCTGGTCGGACGAATCGATGCTTATGGCGCTGATGCCCAGGCTGCCGCCGTGCCAGGCCTGCGTGTAGCGGCGCTGCAGATAGGTGGTGACCTGCTCCCAGTCGGATTCGCTGGCGGGGTTGCCCTCGATGACGTGGTGCTCCACCACCCACGACTCCAGCCCCCTGCCCCAGGCCCAGACGGCGATCTCCCAGCGGTCGCGCTGGACGTCGATGCCGGCGGTCAGTACCAGGCCGCCAGCAGGCACGGTACACAGCGGGTAGTCCTCGGCGCGAGCCTGCAGGGCGTGCTCGTCGCTGCGCTCGCCGTTGAGTTCCCAGGTCTCGCCCAGCGTCTCGTTGCGGAACAACTGCATCGGGCCGACGTCGCCGCGCTCGAGCGTGGCCAGCGCCTGCTCGAACTCCAGCACGATACTCGGCCAGCTGCGCTGCGGGCTGTAGGCCGCCCAGACATGGACACCCAAGGTGCGCGGCGGACGCGTCGGCATGCCGGCCTGGTCGCGCCAGACGCGGTCGATGCCGTAGCGCTTGCCGGTCTTGCTGCAGACCCAGGCCCCGGCCATGGGCTGGCCGCCCTTGAGGTAGTCGGCCTGGGTGATGCTGCCATGGCAGTGCGGGCAGACGTGGCGCACCGTGTCGGGTTGGCCGCGCTCCCACTTGAAGCCGTGCGGCTTGTCCTTGCCGCCCCACAGCAGCGGGTGGTCGGCACCGCAGTGCGGGCAATCGATGTGGAAGCGCACCATGCCGTCGGCGTTGTCGGCGGCGCGCTCGACATGGCTCAGGCCCTTGATGCGCGGCGTGGTGCCGCCGACGAACTTCGGGTACGGCGCGCCCTCGAGGCGGCCCTTGGCCAAGCCACCCGGGTCGCCCGACTTCTCGACCTGCTGATCGAAGCCGTCCCACTCGTCCAGGATCGCCACCGCGACCGTGATGCGGCGGTACGCGCGCGCCGCCTTGCCGCCCAGCAGGTGCAGCACCGAACCGCGAAACTGCTTGAGCTTGATGGTGTCCTCGACGCCCCGGCCCTGCTTGCGCATGACTCGCACCGCCTCGACCAGGTCGAGCACGGGCTCGATCTCGCTCTTGACGTAGCTGTCGCGGTCGTCGTCGGTCGGCTGCCACAGCGCCTGCTTGCGCCGGCGGTGCGCGATGTTGTAGGCGATGAAGGCGGTGACCATCTTGGTGTAGCCCACGCGCTTGGACTTCATGATGGCCAGCTCCTCGATCTGGTCGTCGCTCATGAAGTCGAGCATCCCGACCTGGAAGGCCCAGGCCTCCCAGGCGCCCTTCTGGTGGCTGGACTCGCCCGCCAGCTCGAAGTGCTGCGCCGCCCAGTCGCTCAGGCGCTGCGGCACGTCGGCGCGCAGGCTGTCCATCCCCAGCCGGGCGGCGGCCTTGATCGCGGCAGCGGTGCGACGATGCAGCATCAGTCCTGGTCATCCATCGTGAAGCCGTCGAGCTGGTCGTCGTCGGCCTGCTCGGCCAGCAGATCGTCCAGGCTGCGGTCCACCAGCTGCGCGGTCGAGCGGATCCACTCGTTGCGCGCGCTGGCGATGACGGTCATGATCGTGGTGCGCGCCTCGTCGGGCAGGTCCGGGCAGGCCTTGCGCAGCGCGCCGTCGAGCTGCTCGAAGCGATCGACCACCGCCGCGCCGGCTGTGGCCAGCACATCGGTCAGCAAGCCGACCGGCGCAAACTCGCCTCGGGCGACGTCGTTCTTGAGCGCCTGGGCAATGCGCTGCTCGCGCGCCAGGGCGGCCCGCTCCTGCACCAGGTCGAGCCCACCGCTCTCGCTGCCCGCGCGGCCGGCCGCCTGGTCGCGCAGGCGCTCGCAGTAGCCGATCAGCCATTCATGGGCGGTGTCGCCGCGCACGATGATGCCCTCGCTCACCAGCTGGCTGACGCGGGCCTCGCTGACGCCGATCATCTGGGCAAATTCAGCCTGGGAAACCGTCTGGTCCAAAACGGGGATGATCTTCACTTAACCCCCTTAGGCGCGCCATGCAACAGTCCGAACACGCGGCTGAATGAACCCGCCCTGGCCGGAGCCTGGGAGGACCCGTGATGGGGGTGCCGCCTCATGCCCCGCCCCCTCGGGTCTGCTGCATTCGGATCAACGACTTCTTCAAGGCCTGGTCTATTTCCTCGACGGCGACGGCATTGCCCAGCTGCTGGGCGCGTTCGATCAACGACAGTCGCTTGCTGTAGGTCGCGTCCTTGTGGAACAGGAAGACTGCCTTGAGCGAGCCGTCGCCCATGCGCTCATAGATGCCAGGACTGACGCGAGAGGCGTTGGGTCTGACGACGATATAGCGCCGGCCGCGCTTGGCCTGCGAGGCCAGTCGCTTGTCAGCGTTCTTGCTGATGACATGCTGGTAGCCCGGCGAAAAATCCTTGCCCAGCTGCGAGATGACGGCAATGATCAGCGCGCGCGAGACGTTACCGTAGCTGTCGCGCTGCGCATGCTTGCCGGGGACGGTGATATAGCCGCGCGGCATGGCACCCGACGCGATCAGGGAGCGCTCGAACTTCTTCACCAGACGGCTGCCGGCAAGCTCTTGCGGCGCCAGGTAGGCGGCCGGAGCCAGGCCGGCCATCCGGTCCTTGAGCTTGACCTCGGCAACCAAGTTGTTAGCTGACGCCCCCCTGAACATCGAGGCCGAACGGGTACGCGCCACGGGCTTGTCGATCTTGTCGTTGATCTGACCTTGCCAATCCTGCGACACACGCTTTGCAGCAAGAGTCAGGCCGGTAGCAAGCGCGGCATTCATGCGGCGCTCGCTGAAATCCTTGAACTGCGCTTGCAGCCCCTTGAGCCCAGTCACTTCGATCTTGATCATTCGCTTACTCCCCTCGCCTGTAAGGCGACACAGTCGGTTTGCTGCCCAGGTCGGCTCCGGCGATCAGACGCCTGGCGATGCTCAGCTCATCGCGGTTGACCGGCAGGCGCAGCACGTCGGCGCGATGCACCAGGCGGCGGGCATGGTCGTAGCCGAAGGCGGCACTCATGTCGCCGCGCGCACGGCCGCCGGCTCCGGTCATCAGGTCACGGCCCAGGCTCATGCGGCGACCCTCCCGCGCATGGCGTCGATCTGGGCCCGGATGTGGGGCGGCATGGGTGCGGCCCGGGCAGCATCGGCCTCGATGCGCTTGAGGGCCGGGTCCTTGCCAGCACGGCCAGGCACGGTGCTGCGGACGAGGTCGGACTGAGCCTGGGCAAAAGTCGGGCGTGCGGCCTTGGCCTGCGTCGGCAGCGCGCCGGCATGCAGCTGCCCGGCCAGCTCGGCAGCGCGGCGCCGCTCACCGGCGACTATGCCGACGGCGTAAGGGAAGCCCTTGCCCTGCTCCAGGGCGCGATAGGCCGCGTTGACGAACTCGTCAAGGTCGGCGCCGGCCCGCAGCAAGGCGCGCAGTCGGGCATCGCCCGGCCTGGCGTCCGGGATGCCGACGGCGGTCATGGCCGAGCAGACGACCTCCTCGGGGGTGTCGTCGGTGCTCGAATCGTTGACGGCCGCGACAGCGGGCACGGCATCCGCTGCGTCCTGGGCGGCCAGGTCGGCGCAGGATTCGTCAGCCTCGACCAGGTCGTCGAGGTCCACATAGCCCTCAAGGCTGGAAAACACCCCGCCCTCGGCGCCGCCAGGCGCAACCCCCACAACCCCCGCAGGGGGGTAAGGGGGGTTATCTCTTTCTCTATCTCCCTCTCCCTCTCTCTTGCGATCGCTACCCGAATCGGGGGGCGATGGCTGTTCTGTTGCACCCCGATCAGCCAGGTGACGAGTGGCAATCTGGACGGCCAGCTTCTTCTTGAGAGCCGGGTGCTGCGGGGCAATCTCCCGCAGGCGCTCGATCGCCTCGACCAGCTTGGCTTGTTGCTCGCGGGTATCCACCTTGATGCCCCAGCGCCGCGCATTGCCCAGCAGGCCCGATATCGAGGTGTGCAGCTTCTCGATCCAGGCAGCCAGCGCCTTCTCGGCGACGACGGGGTGATAGAGACGGCCATCGCCACCATCGACCCAGCCGCGCAGGGCATGCTGCTTGACCTGCGGCCAGTTGGCGCCAGCCTGCGACAGGTGGGCCAGCATGCGGTCGTTGTTGGGCACGCTGGCGGCCGGCACCTGGTGCCAGCTTTCCAGCCACAGCGTCATGGCGGCGGCACGCTCGTCACCGGTGCCAAGGATCCAGGTTTCAGAGGTCAGCAGACGGCGCACGTCAAGCTGCAGGAAGGCGAAGTCACGCAGATCGCAATCCGCGGGGGCCAGGGGTTTCATGGGGGTATCGCTCATGTACGGCTCCCGATGTCGGCGTCGGGGAACCACTGGATATCGCGCACAGCCAGCACGTCGACAGCAGCGACGGCCTCGGTGGCAGCGTGGTGGTAGATGTAGGGCACACGGTCCAGGCCGCCCAGGCGCTCGACCAGGAAGGCGATCGTCAGGCAGAGGTTTTCGACCATGGCGTTGCTGAGGGCCAACTCGAAGAACTCGTGCATGCACCGCTCCTCGAGTTCAGCCATGGCGGCGGCAGTGATCATGTGGGTCATCGGATCAGCTCCACCTGGCGCGCGACCGCATAGACCGGCAGAGCGCTGCCGCCCGTCACGGTGCAGGCGCGACGCTCGCCGCGCGCCAGATGGCGGCCGGCGACCAGCGAGGTGATGCGCCCGCTGATCTGGTTGGCCGACACACGGCGACCGAGCTGCTCTTCCATGAGCAGGCAGATCTCGTTGTTGGTCAGGTCGCGGCGACGGCGCGCGTGGCCCAGGCGCACGGCGTTCATGACCAGTTGCTCTTGCCGGCTGAGCTGGGCTGCCGACATGGCCTTGAAGTTGTCGGACTGGATGTCGCGACTGGTGACGGTGGTGGGGGTATGCATGGCAGGCCTCACGGGTGGATATCAGGCTGGCGACGCAGATGCGCCGGCTTGCCGGCCAGGTTGTTGGCCCGGCAAGACTCGAGCAGTGACTGCATCGTCATGACCAGGTCGGTGGACTCGCGCTCGATCGAGCGCAGCTCGTTGTCGCTCACGAAGCCATCGGTCATCGAATCGAGCACGGCGCCGACCAGTTGGCCAGCCTCATGCACATGGGCCGACAAGCCGCTCACCACGCTGGTCGAGGCCACATGCGGCACTGCGAGGTCCGACATGAAGCGACCACGGCTCTCGGCGGCCACGCAGTGAGCCAGCGCCTGCGCGTTCGGGCTCTCGACCTCGGCGCACAGCTGCGCGATGGTCACAGCATCGACCAGGCCCAGCTTGTGGGTGGGCGAGCCGTTGAGCTCCTTGCGCAGCACCTCGTCGGTCTTGCCCAGGCGCAGCGCGACGGCGGGACGGCCGCCGGGATAGTTGTCGACCATGCGCCGCAGCGCATCCAGTGCATTCATGTCCGGAACTCCTGAAGGAGGACGTTGCTGATATCGAGGCCGGGCCGCACACTGGCAGGCATGACGTCGACCAAGGAAGATAAAGCCACCGACCCAACCTTGACCGCGTGCGCCCGGGAGGATGGCGCGGCGGAATGGAGGCAGGACAGGTCAGCCCGGACAGCCGGACCAGCGTGGTGGAAACTGGGGCGGGCGTGAGGTACGCGCATGGGGGCGGGCCGGTACAGTCGGCTACGATGGCAGTTATCACACTGAACACCGTTACCGAAGGACCAACCCATGAAACGGGACATGGACTTGATACGCCGCATCGCTTTCGCTACAGAGGAACTGGAAAGCGGACAAACACTGGATGGACTCGAGGACGTGGAACCTGCAACATTCGCGCAGCATGTCGTCTGGATGAAGGAAGCTGGCCTGGTAGAAGCCATCGTTCCGACTCGCCTGAGCGGAGAGGGAGACTTCGCGATGGTCAATCGATTGACATGGCAAGGCTGCGACTTTCTCGACGCAGCACGCGACGAGGGGCTATGGTCCAAAGCCAAGGCGACAGTCATCAAACCCAGCGCCTCATTCACTTTTGGGCTGCTGAAGGACTGGCTGACCAGCGAGATCCGGCAGGGCCTTCCGACCCTCGGGATGTGACTCCAACACGGTCAGCAGCTCTACCGCACAGGCCTGCACGCCGTGCAGCACGGGAGGGTTGCTGGCCAGGTGGTGCACAAAGCCAATCCGATCACGGAACCGGATATCAGAGCCAGCTGCCCGGAGCCAGGATTGGACCAACTTCACCAGTTGCTGTTCGAGAGTGGGGTCAGACATCACGCCCCCTGCCCGGCCGTGGCCGTTTCAATATCGCGCCCGACGGTCGCCACGATGGCGGCCGTGCCGCGCAAGTAGGCCCAGTCCACGTCAGGGCGCAGCTCTTCGCAGCTCACCGCACCGGAGGTGGCTTTCTCGATCTCGATGCTGCGCTCGGCAGACGGCCGAGACAGGCCGACAGCCCACTGGTGGACTGCGCCCTGGGTGACGCCCAGCTTCCGCGCGAGGTCCACCTGCTTGTGTTCGGACAGGTAGGTCTTGAGGTTCATGACCGAAGTATAGCCCGGCTACACATTAAAAGGAAGCCCGGCTAAATACTCTTTTTAATAGCACCGCTATATTTCAGCCATGACCAAAAGCGAGACTCAGTTCAGGGCGTCCAACCTCACAGATAGTGAGCAGGAAGACATTCAGCGCCTGAAGCGGCTATTTGATGAAAAGGCCGGTCTTTCACAGAAGGACTTCGGCTCACGCTGGGGCATCGGATCGCCAGGCATGATGTCGCAGTACCTAACGGGAAAAAGGTCACTCGGCCTGGCTGCAGCGATCAAGTTCGCCAAAGGCCTCGGCGTTGAGGTGGCTGACATAAGCCCTATCCTGGCTCGTCAACTACCACCTGCCACACCGACGCCCGCAGCCAGCGATGCCGTCGTGCCGGCAACGAACGAACAGGCAGGGCCTCCCGAGGGCTACATCCGTCTGGAGCACCTGTCGGCCCAGCCGTCCATGGGCCACGGCGCCGTGGTGGATGAACTGGAGCAGGTGGTCCAGCACCTCGATGTTCTGGAGCGCTGGGTGCGCGAGGAAGTGGGTAGCGTGGACGCGCAACGCGTCAAGGTGCTGACCGCCAAGGGCCGCAGCATGTGGCCGGCGATCAACCACCGAGACCTGGTGTTCGTGGACGTGGCGCAACGCGTGATCGACGCGCCCGGCATCTATGTGGTCCACGTGGCCGGCCGGCTGCTGCTGAAGAAGGCGCTGATCCTGGCCAACGGCACGCTGGTGCTGCGGAGCGAGAACCAGACCGAGTTTCCCGATGAGGAGCGTTACGATCTGGCCAAGGAAGGCGACACCATCACCATCTGCGGCAAGGTCCTGGCATGGTGGTCGCTGCGCAAGGGCTAACGAACCGGCAAGAGAACAGCGCGTGAATGCTAAACAAATGGAAAAATTGACCATCTGCGGCCGGGTCAAGGCCTGCCTGATGGTGAAAGGATTTTTAAAATGAAGCCCAAGGCGATCAAGCCCAACGTTGAACTGTTGGACTTCGACCCTGAGAACCCTCGGTTTTTGGATGTCGAAATGGGCGGGAGCATTGACGAAGCGGCAATCCAGCGCATGATTGAGCTGGAGAACATAGATGAACTTGTCGGCTCCATCGGCAACCAGGGTTTTTTCCCGGGTGAGCCACTGCTGGTGGCCCCGAATCCGGCTGACAGCGGGCGTTATATCGTCGTGGAAGGCAATCGACGACTGGCAGCTTTGCGGGTGCTCAACGGGTTAATCCCAAAGCACCTCATGACTAGGACACTGGTCGACGCAGTGGAGCAAGCCAAGGAAAAACCAGGCGAAGTCGATTGCTTTCTGTTTCCACAGCGACGCGACGTACTCAAGTACCTAGGTTTTCGCCATATTTCAGGTCCGCGTCGCTGGGAGCCGTTATCCAAAGCACGCTACCTTGCGGACTTGGTCAGAAACTTTTATTCAGACCGCTCCCTAGAAGACCAGTTGCGCGCCGTGGCGCGTGACATTGGCAGCCGCCGTGACTATGTGGCTCAGCTACTCACGGCGCTCAACTTGTACGAGCGCGCCCGGACTGCGAAGTTCTATGACCTGCAGCGCGTTGACGAATCTGACATCAGCTTCTCCCTATTGACCACCGCGTTATCGTATTCCAATATCGTCAAATTCATCAACTTGACAAGTCGGGATGCGGTGAATGTGGAAAATGTCAACGACGGGCATGCCAAGGAACTTTTGGCATGGATGTTTGCGCAAAACGAGAGTGGCGAAACCGTACTCGGTGAGTCCAGAAGACTCAAGTACCTGGCGGCTGTCATGGGCTCGGAGCGAGCGCTTGTGGAACTTCGCAAGAACCGCGACCTGGACCAAGCCTATGTATTCACCAATGGACCGGTCGAGACATTCACAAAGCTACTCAACTCCATCGAGGGCGATCTCACGAACTGCATGGGACTGCTTGGAGGGGACGTTGCTCTGGACACATCGCACGAAGCCATCCTTGAACGCATAGAGGAAAAAGCAGGAAACCTGCTGCTGCTGGTGCAAAAAACAATTCGTCAGAACGACAAGAAGAAACGGGCGCAGCTCATAGACATAGAGGTCGACCACAATGGCTGACCCTTTGTTGCTGCCGCTGGACGTAGTGCCGCGCCACTCGTATTCATTTTTATGGGCAGACTATGTCGAGCTGCTCTGCCTGTCCAGCCGCAATGGCATGGTGTCCAGAGGCAACCTGCAGGCACAGGTACAGGAGTCTGAAGACGTGCAGGCAGACTTTGACTCTGAAGACGCGCCAGACGAGGGGGATGCCGACCCCGGACCCGACATGCTCAATGACAAGGTATCAGCCAAGTGGGATGACATTCGCCAGCGACTTCTGGTGCGCGAAAAATCGTTTCCAGGCTGGCCTTTCGAGCTCGACGGTAACACTCTGCGCAGCAAGTTCGACCACGACAACGACGCGCACCAACTCTATGCAACGTTGCTGATCGCTTCGTCCATGAGGCTTTGCCACGATAAACGTGCCGGCGAGGTAAGCGCTGCTTTCGAGGAAATCGCCTACCACTGGCTGCGACAGTCGCTCAACGAGCTCTGGGAGGTCCGCCCTTTCGGTGCACACCAGACGTTGCCAAATGCCTATACCGGAACCCTGTATCAAAAACTGCAGGCATTTGCCGCCGACATTGAAGGGGTTCTGTTAAAAAATCAAAATGACTATGACCCCAGGGACACTGGTGACGGCGGCATCGACGTCGTTGCTTGGCAAAACATGGGCGACCGGCGCGGGAATATTCCCGTCATCTTTGGTCAGTGTGCGTGCTCCCCAACCGACTGGGAAAGCAAACAGCTCGATGTGACACCAGCTTCAACAGAAGCCCACATCCATCCACAACACCCTGGTGCCGCTTATTGCTTTATTCCACACGATTTGATGCAAAGCGACAAACAATGGCAGCGAGAGTCACATGTTAAGCGAACGATCATGGTCGATCGGGTTCGGCTTTTGAGACTTTTCGACAAGCTTAAATCTTGGAGCAAGCTGCCCAAGTGGGAATTTGTAGCTGAAGCGACCCAAACAAACGCCGTTGCGGCGACTTAACCCCACACGTCGGGCAACGCTTTCACCACCGCCTCGAACAAAGGCGGTGGCACGGCGTTACCAATCACCTTGTAGCGCATGTCCAGACTTCCGGCAGGCGTGTCGGGAAACACGAAGTCATGCGCAAAGCCCTGTAGCCTGGCCGCCTCGCGGTAACTGAAGCGGCGCGCTGGCGCATCAGTCTCGAAACTCCAGACGTTGTGCTCCTGCTTGATGAGCCTGGGGCTCATGGGGTGCAGGGGGACATGACGCGGGTTGGCCACGATGGTCTTGGAGACCTCGTCCCACGCCCTGCGGCGATCACGGCTTAGGTAGTACCAGTGGAACTCGCGGGCGTAGAACTCGCCCTCAGGCCAGGCAGGCAGGTCGCCGATCGCATCCCGGATCGTGACGTGCGGCTGCTCGCAGCCCGGTCCATGAGTCGGCTCGGGAAAGTGGTACTCGACGCCCAGGTCGTTTCGCACACCCACGATCAAAATGCGCTTGCGGTCTTGCGCCACGCCGTAATCGGCAGCATTGAGCACCTGGGCCTTGACCTGGTAACCGGCGTCGGTGAAGACCTTGAACTGGTCCTGCAGCAGGTGGGCAAAGTTCTTGCGCACCATGCCCGAGACGTTTTCCACCACAAAGGCCTTGGGGCGGATAGCATGGAGCGCTCGGGCGAACTCCAAGTACAGCGTGTTGATCGAGCGTGAGGCCTCGCGCACCCCGCCCTGGCTAAAGCCCTGGCAAGGGTAGCAACCCACCAGCAACTCTGCATCCGGGAAAGTTTCGATTTTTGCTACATCGTTAAGCCGGTAGTCGGTTGCGGCGTGGTTGGCCAGATACACATCCTTGGCGTAGGCCAGCTTGTCGTTGGCCATCACCACATCAAAGCCGGCCGCGATCACGCCGGCGTCCGAGCCACCGCAACCCGAAAACAAGGAGACCGCCTTCATGGGCTGCCTCGCGTGGTGCGGTATGTCTTCATTGTTTCCATCATCGTCCTCCATTTTACCGGCCCCGCCCGTCAGCCCCGTGCCGCCGGTGTCCGACCCTGCGCACAGCCCTGGATCAGGCCGGTATGTGAAATATTTTAGCCCGGCTATTTACTTTTTTGGATAGCCCGGCTATATTTCACTCCATGCCGCAGCGAAAGCGAGCGGCAAGGGCCAACGGATCGACGTGCAGCCCGGCAGGCCCAGCGGCATGCAGCGGATCTTTCACAAGTCACAGAACAGACGGGATTACTTGGGCGCAGTCGTGAGATGAGGCCCCGCTCCCACACACCGGCCAGCGGATGAAGGGCCGAAAACAGCCAAGCCATGAGCCCGGCACACACGTAGCGATCCTGCGCGTGCCGCATGGCGAGGCTGTCCTGCAAAGGACGCCAGTCGCACAGGAAGTTCGAAGAGCCTGTGGACGCCCAGGATGGCGGGTAATCCTGGGCACCAGGCCTGACAGGTCGCACCGGGTAGCCCAGTAGGCGTTGCAACACACGCCGAGGGGCGAAGGGCGAAACCGGCAGGCCGAAAACCCGAGCGCCTTGGATCAGGGGGCTGGGGTTTTCAACCAGAAAGAACTCGCATGAGCATCACGTTCCCGATCCCCGTGACAGCGCGCGCCATGCTGCTGGGGCGGCCAGGCATTGCGCTGCTGGTGGATCTTCCGACCTTTGAGGATGAACTGTGGCTGCCGCTGCTGGCCGATGGCAAGCACGAGCGCGACAGCGACCCGATCCTCGGCTACCTGCTGCTGCGTCGCTGTGTCACGCAGCGAGCGGGCCTAACCACCTACACAGTAGCGGCCATGCGTCCTCCGCATGATCCACCGCCCAATCCAGCAGCTTTTCGGACACTTTTTCAATGGCCTTCGCCGGAAGACTGCGCAGCGCTTGCGCAACGCGAGAGCGCTCTTCGGGGTTGACGGATTCCAGCGCTTCGACCTTGGAGGCCAGCAGCTCGGCCCACTGAGCCGCATCGAAGCGCACCGTCACGACGCCCAGGATAGCCGTCAGACCACCGTCATCGGCCAGGAAGTCCAGGCCAGCCGGGGTGATGAGGTGCTCGTGCATATCGTAAAAGCCGTTGTCGCCGAGCATCTTTCGGCGACGAAATCCGCTGACGACCAGGCCGTGTCCATCCAGGTAGCGCGAGTTGATCAGTAGAGCCCGTTCATCAGCGGTGACGGCCTGCATGGCTGTCGTCAGGTTGTAAACCCCCTCTGGGTAGGCAGCAGCAAGGGTCTGCAGGATTTTCAGCTGCAGTTCACGGTCAAGCATCAAACTTCCTTTCAGTTGTGACAAACCAAAGGATACAGCGCCCCCTTGGAAGCGCTTGAAAGATGGGTGACAGCCCGGAAAGACGGGCAAAACCCGAGCGTTTTCCAACGAGGGTGCTCGGGTTTTTCAACCAGTAGAGACCAGCACGAAATGAATCGACTTCTTTATCAACTGGACGATGACGTGGTGATCACGGCATCCGGTGAGCGCGGACAGGTTATTGGCCGGGCCGAATACACCAACAGCTCCAACAACTACCTGGTGCGCTACAAGTGCGCCGATGGTCGCGCCGTCGAACAGTGGTGGCAGGAGGATGCCTTGGAGCTGTGGCGACCGAAGGATGCCCTGGAGGGGCGCGCATGAGCACCCGCATCTACGTGGTCACCGACCAGGAATCCCAGGCCAAGCGCCTGATCCGCGCGTCCAGCCAGGCACAGGCTATCCGTCATGTGGCGCAATCGCGCTTCGATATCCAGGCCGCCAGCCAGGACGACCTGGTCAAGTTGCTGGCAGCCGGCCAGGCCGTGGAATCGGCCACGCAGGCCACCGAGCCCGAAACGGCCACCTGACCAGCCCAGACACCCCGGAGAGACGGGGACCACCCAGGAAATGCCCTGGCGCCGACCGGCTGGATGGGCCAGCAGGCGGAGATATGTGTTCCGCCAGGGCGTTTCCCGGGTGGTGCATCCACCACCGATCCAACCTCCCTGCCCTGTCGCCACGACGGGGATTTGCCCGCCAGCTGCCACGACGCACTGGCGGGCTTTTTTTCTACCCACCCCAGGAGTCACCCATGAATGTCACGCCTGCCCGCAGCTACCGCTGCACCTACCACCCACGGGACGCCTACGGTGGCACCCAGCTGTCCGAATCCGGCGTGCTACCCGTCATCCAAGTCAAAGCCGGCAGCGCCGAGCACGCGCTGCGTTCCGCCGCAGCAATCACTGGCTGCGCGATCGAGTCGGTCGAGCGCGTGGAAGACGCGGAGGTTGCAGCGTGAATCGTGGCCTGCTGCGCAGCGCACGCCGCCTGCAGTCGATCGCATCCGCCTTGACCGGCTATACCGCCTTCCTGGTCGTGCTGGTGTCGGCAGGCATCGGCATCGCGCTTGTCCTGGCACCGCACATCCCCCAGGTATCCCAGCCATGAACAGCCTACCCGTGCCGCCGGCGACCCTGCGCGCCTTGGCCGCCCTGGCCCTGCTGCTGGGGCTGGCTTGCGCGGTGGTCAACGGCTGGTTCTTTGCCTTGGGCCTTGACCGTCTGGAACCAGACGCCACGGTGCGCGCGCCGCTGCTGCTGGCCGGCTGGTTGATGGTTGCGACCGAACATGTCGCGGTCGGACTGGCCGCGCTGCTGCCGGTGGCGGCCTTCGCTGGCCTGCGCCGCCGGCTGATGTGGCTTGGCCTGGCCCTGCTGGCGTTCGAGTGCATGTCAATGTTCGCTGCACAGCGCGCGCTCGAGCACAGCAGCGTGATGGCGACGTCTGCACAGACCTCGCACGCTGCCGGCCTGCGCGCTGCGATCGACAGCCAGCGCGCCACGCTCGAGCAGTTGCGCAGCAACGGCGCGCGCCAATCCGAATCGACCAACGGCTGGCGTCAACACCTGGGCGCCGCCGCGCTGCGCGATTCGCTGGCTGGCCAGCAGCGGCTGCAGGCGCTTGAATCCGAGCTGGCCACGCTGAACAGCGGCATCCGCCCGACGCTGACCGGCGTGCTGGGCGAGTCCGGCGCCACCGCGCTGGCTGCTGCACGTTCGCTGCTGATCGGCGTCATGGGCCTGGTGCTGATGAGCGCGGCGGGGCAGCTGTGGGCAGCAGGTCGCACTGGCCCGACACCGGCAGAGGCGATCAGCCAGCACCCAGGCAGCAGCCCGTCAACACCCACGCCGCAGACGGCGGAACGGCCCGCAAAGCGCCCTGGCGTCGACCAGGCAAGCAGCCAGATTCCGCCGAAGCGCCCCCCGGCACTGCGCGCCAAGGCGCGTGACAGGCCGGAGCACGAAACGCCATGACACCCCATATCAACACGCTCAGCGACTGGGCTGCGGCCCGAGTCTAGCTCCCTACAACATTTCACCAGTCCGCCCCAGCGCGGGCATTTTCACGGCTGCGCGCCACCTCGCCATGACAGAACCCCAACCGAAATCCCACCTCATCATCGGCCTGATCGGCCAGGCCGGCAGCGGAAAAGACTCCGCAGCCCTGCTGTTGCTGCAGCACTGGAAGCTCGCTGGCCATGTGGCGTTCGTCACGTCGTTTGCCGACCCGATACGCGCCATGTGCCGCGAGTTCCTGCTGCATGCCGGCGTCCAGCATCCAGACCGCTACTTGTTCGACCGCGAGCTGAAGGAGACCCTCATCCCCGAGATTGGTGTGAGCTACCGTCACCTGGCGCAGACGCTGGGCACAGAGTGGGGTCAGCAGTGCATCGGTCGCGATGCATGGATACGCGCGCTGGACTATCGGATGAAGACTCACTGCAATCACGGGGGGACGCATTTCGTCGTGCCCGACGTGCGGTTCACGTTCGAGGCCGACTGGCTGTGCAGCCAGGGCGGCGTGATCTGGCGCATCGAGCGCCCGGGGGTGGTGCCGGTACGCGCGCATGTCAGCGAGTCGGAGTCAACACATATCAGCAGCCATCGCGTGATCCTGAACGACGGCACGCTAACCGACCTGGCGCAGACGGTGGGTTTCGAGCTGACCCGGCTCAAGCACGAACGGGGGCTGGCATGAGCAGCTCTGCCACCCAGCTGACGCTGCGGCAGCGCATCGAGACTACCTTGTTGCTGCACCCTGGCCGTGGCGTAGCGCTGACGCGGCTGTATGAGCTGCTGCCAGGCGCTGCCACTACACAGGTGCGACAGCGTCTAAAAGACCTGACGAAAGCTGGCCGGGTGATCCGCCACGGCACCATCCGCTACCCAACCTACCAGCTGGTGCGCGCGGGCGACCCGCTGCACCGACCAGCTGCCGCATCGGTTGCGCCGGCGCATTCGCAGCACGGCCAGCCGAAAGACCAGACCGCCGCCAGGCCGTCCAGCATGACCTGGCCGGACGCGGTGCAGGTGCAGCACCTATTGACCAGCGTTCGAAGCGTTCCGTTCAGCGGCATCGACTGGGCCGCAGCCATGTCGCGTCCTGGGTGCCAGGACCATCTGCTGGTGCCATCGAGGCGCGGTGACGTGCGGGTGCAGCACCGCGGGCCAATGGGCATTTGCGGGGCGCGCAAGCACCAGAATCAAACCGAGCGAGGCCAACCATGAACCTGATTTTCAAGAGGCAAGCAATATGAACACCGCATTCCTGCTGATGGCCCAGTACGATGGCAAGGCGATCATTCCAATTAAAGATGTGTGCCGAGACTATTTCGCTCCGCTAACAGTCGAAAACTTGAAGCTCAAGATCGCCACCGGAGAAATCCGGCTACCGCTGGTGCGAATGGAAAAATCCCAAAAGACAGCGCGTGGCGTGCACCTGCAGGACCTGGCCGAATTCCTGGATGCCCGGCGCGCGGATGCCATCAAAGAGGCTCGGCAGTTGCAGGCAACCGGGAGCAGCCTGCGAGCCACCTGACAGCCTTTACTGCGGCTTGCCTGTTAGCGGCTGACAGCGTTCCAGCCACTTCCAGCCGGCGTACTTGTCGCCGGTCTGCTCCAGGTGCGAGTAGCGCTTGAGCGAACTCCAGGTGCGATGTCCCGACACCGATGCAGCCTGAGGAATGGTGAATCCCATCTCGAAAAGACGGCTGATGGCTTCATGACGCAGGTCGTGGAAATGCAGGTCCTCGATACCCAGGATGTCACAGGCGCGCGTGAAGGACGTGCTGACGCTTTTGCTGTTGACGGGGAATATAGGGCCCTTCGCCCCCGGCTTCATCCGCCGCCTGACCAGCGACAGCGCATGGTCGGGCAGCACGACGCGCACATCGTTGCCCACCTTCTCCCCAGGGTGCTTCATGTCACGCACCAACACCTGTCCCAGCTTGTCGTTGAAGTCCTCCCAGGTGATCTCGGTGATCTCCTCCTGTCTGCGCGAAGAGAACAGCGCAAACAGGATCAGATCCACCATCGGTAGCGGGCGCTTTCCCGGCGAGCGTGCGCGCCGATACTCGTAGTCGGTGAAGTAGTCCAGCAGGCGCTCCAGTTCGTCCAGTGTCGGGCGCCTGGTTCGCTGCTTTGACTTTCCGATCAGGCCCATGCGCTCGGCGGCCACCCTGGCCTCCTGCATGACGGATGACTCGATCGGGTATCGCCACACTGGCTTGGCCAGTGTCACCACGGCTGAAAGGTGGGCCAGGTAGTTATGCCTGGTCGATGGCTTGCTGTTGAGCGCCTGCAGCCACTGCACCACGGCTGCGCTGTCAACCTGCGAGCACTTGAGCTGGGCGAATTCTGTTTTCTGGATGGTTTGCAGGACCTGGGTCTTGGTGCGGCCGTAGTCACGCTCGGCCTCCTCGATGTACCGACCGATTAGCTTGTCGATGGTCGGATCTTCGCCCTTGAGCTTTTCCATGGCTCCTGGCACAGCAAGCTCGGTCTCGCGCTTCTTGATCCAGGCTTGCGCTGCCTGCTGGCGATCGAAGGTTTGTGTCTCGGCGTGGACGACTGCGCCGCCCTGCTTGATGCGAACCCTGGCAAGGTAGCCGGTCGTTCCATCCTTGCGCTTGCGTGGTGTAATGGTGCCCAT